ACGGACGCTGCGGCGCGTCGTGCCGGGGAGGCGGCGGCGCAGCAGTTTTACGGGGCCGGTGTGGAGTCGGCCCGCCAGTTCGTCGCGGCGGTGGAGGCGAACATCCCGGCCCTTCAGGGTGTGCTGGACCGGATCGCGGACATGATCGAGGCGGCGCTCGGTGCGCGCCCGGATGTGCGTATCGATGGTCAGCAGGGTCCGTTCATTCCGCCACAGACGGGAGAGGTGGTCATCGAGCCGACGAACGGTGGTGGTGGCCGGGTTCCGCCGCCGGAGCCTGCGGAGCAGGGCCGTCTGCTGGTGCCGGGAACCTTCCTCGCGGAGGGCGGTCTGGTGACTGGCCCGACTTTCGGTGTGGTGGGTGAGGCGGGGCCGGAGTTGGTCATCCCGCTGGACCGTCTTGGAGCGATGGGTGGCGGTCGGACGGTGGTGAATGTGACGGTGACGAGCGCTGACCCGCAGGCGGTGGTCGAGGCCATCCGCAGGTACACGCGGAACAACGGGCCGCTCGGCGGTGTGGTGACGCTGTGACCGTTGCGAAGGTCGAGATCGGGTTCGAGGGTCCGGCACGGGCGACGGCTTTCCGGTTGGACGACCCGGTGTACGGCCTGCTCGACAGCGGTGTGCTTGGTGTCGGTGAGACGCTCGTTGACCTGTCGTCGCGGCTGGTGTCGTTGCAGGTCCGTCGGGGGCGGACGGACGACACGGAGCCGTCGCAGACCGGACGGGCCGGGGTCGTGCTGCGGAACCGCGACGGGGTGCTGGACCCGTTGAACGCCGCGTCGTCCCTGTATCCGGGGGTGGAGCCGCGCCGGACGGTGAACATCTATGCGGACGGGGTGCAGGTGTTCTCCGGGTTCGTGGACGACATCGACCTTCAGTACGAGCCGGGTGGTGACGCGAATGTGCTGGTCACCGCGTCCGACGGGTTCTCACGGCTGGCGCTGGCGACCCTCGGCACCGGCATCGCGGTGTCGGAGGAGGATTCCGGGGCGCGCATCTCGTCCGTCCTCGCGGCGGACAGCAACCTGTGGGCCGGGACGACCGATCTGGACACGGGTGATTCGACGCTGGTCGCAGGTACGGCGACGGGGAACGCGCTGACCTACCTGCGGACGGTGGCACAGTCGGAGGGCGGGTTCCTGTTCGTGTCGCGTGACGGCAGCCTGACCTTCCGTAACCGGAACAACCCGGCGCAGAACCCGGACAGTCTGACCCTGTCGGATGCTGCCGGGGCTGCGGTGCGTTACACGCAGATCGGGCGTGTCGCCGGGGTGGACGACCTGTTCAACATTGTCACGGCAGCGTCGGGGGGGACGACCTACACGGCGCAGGATTCGGATTCCATCGCGGACTACGGGGTGCGTGACCTCGACTTGGGTGCGCTGCTGCTGTCGGCTGATGACACGCAGGACCGGGTGGACTATGAACTGGCGAAGCGGTCGCGGCCTTTGACGCGGGTGTCTGCGATCACGGTTGACCAGTCGGTGTCTGCTTCGACGGCGGTGCTGAACCATGAACTTGGCGAGGCGGTTGACATCGTGTTCACGCCGCCGGGGGTGGCGCAGCAGCAGCAGGAGGCGGTGCTGATTGCGTTGGAGCATCGGTTCACGGCGGGGCAGTCGTGGAGGACGGTGTTCGGACTGGTGTCGCGTGACGGGTCTCCGTTCCTTGTGCTGGACGATGTAACCTACGGTCTGCTGAACACCGGCACCCTCGCGTTCTAGGAGTCAATGTGGCTGGCGCAGGTTTCAAGACTTTTGGGGTCGGGGATGTTCTGACCGCGTCGGATGTGAACACCTATCTGATGCAGCAGGCCGTGATGAACTTCGCTGATTCTGGTGCGCGTGGTTCTGCTATTGGGACTGCGACGGAGGGGATGGTTTCGTATCTTCAGGACACGGATGCGGTGGAGGTGTACGACGGGTCCGCGTGGACGGCGGTCGGGTCCGACCCCGGCGTGCTTCAGGTCGTCAGTACGACGAAGACTGACACCTTCTCCACGACTTCTACGAGTTTCACGGACGTGACTGGTCTGACGGTGTCCATCACCCCGTCGTCTGCGACGAACAAGGTTCTCCTCGTCGCACAGGTGTCTCTCGGGTCTTCAGCGAACGGGGTGAACTTGCGTTTGAGCGGGGGCAATGCTGGAACTTACATCGGTGACGCGGCAAGTAACCGCATCCGGTCGGTTATCGGTGGAAGTAGCCTAATGGCGGGCGATGCTATTGAGTCGATGGTGCTTGTGTTCCTTGACTCACCGGCCACGACCTCGTCCACGACCTATGCGGTGGAGATGCGTACCAGTGGCTCGGCCGGCTATGTGAACAGAAGCACGTCGGATGTCAACCTGGCCGATTATTCGCGGGGTGCTTCGTCCATCACCGCTATCGAGGTGGCAGCATGACCGACTACGCCGCTGTCCTGACGCGCGACTATCCCGGCTCGGAGTGGTCGCTGTCTGGCGACGACTACGCCGGACTCACTTGGTTGTCGGATACGCCGAAGCCGTCGAAGGCGACGCTGGACGCGGCGTGGCCCGCCGTCCGCGACGCTCTCGCATGGGACTCGGTGCGCCGCGAGCGTGACCGTTTGCTCGCCGCGTCGGACTGGACGCAGGTTGCGGACGCTCCGGTGAACGCAGCGGTCTGGGCGGTCTACCGGCAGGCGCTGCGTGATGTGCCGCAGGACTTCGCCAGCCCTGATGAGGTCGTCTGGCCTACCGCACCCTGATGGACCCGGTGCTGATGGTCGGCGCGTGGGCCGGGGCAGTCATCGCCACGGTCGGCGCAGGCCGTCTCCTCGTCACCGCGTTCACGAAGGCTGTGCGTGCGACGGTCGGGGACGAGTTCCGCAAGGTCTGGTCCGAACTTGCCGATCAGGACGAGTGGTTCCACGCGGAGTTGCGTGAGGTGCGGCAGGGGTTGGATGAGGTTCGGGAGCAGTTCCGTCCGAACGGCGGGTCGTCGCTGCGGGATTCGGTGGACCGGCTGGAGCGGATGCTGAAGGCTCATGTTGACCGGGACTGATCTGCCGTCGTGGAAGTACCGGCGGCGCGCCACCTTCATGGTGCTGTATTTCGGGGCCGGGGTGCTGCTGTATGTGCTTCTGTCGGACGACGCCCGTCCGGTCCTCGACACGGTCGTGCTGGCCGTGGCCGGTCTGATGGGCGCGGCCCTGTCCGTCTACACCGGGGCCAGCGCCTATCAGGATGTCCGGTTGTCCCGCTACCAGCAGCCTTACTATCCTGAAGGTCCGTCCACGGAGGATGAACGCTATGAAGTCTGATCCTGATCTTCTGCTGTCGCTGCGCCGGACGCTGGTTCCTGTCGCGGTCGGGTTCCTGCTGTCGCAGGCTGCCCGTGCCGGGTTCGACATTCCTGCGGAGTCGCTGACTGGTGTGCTGGAGGCGCTGGTGACTGGCGCGTACTACGCGGTCCTGCGTATCGCGGAGGGCTACTTCCCTGCCGCTGGTGTGCTGCTGGGTGCGTCGAAGCAGCCGCGCTACTGATGGAGTACCGCTACCGGGAGGCGTGGCAGGCGCGCCCGCCGCGTCAGCCGTACACGCCGCTGCGCCCGGAGCGGGTGACCCGTCTGTTCGTGCATCACACGACCGGGGCGCAGCAGGGCGACATCCCGGCGTGGTTGCGTTCGATCCAGCGGTTCCATCAGGACTCGCGCGGGTGGAACGACATCGCCTACTGCTGGTTGGTGGACCGCGACGGTGTCATCTGGGAGGGGCGGGGGAATGTGCTGGGCGGGCATACGAAGGGGTACAACTCGACTTCGGTTGCCATCGCCTATCTGGGTGACGGTGACGGGCCGGTGCCGGAGGCGGCGTTGCGTGCCATCCGCTATCAGGCTGACAACCTTGCGCGGACCTTCCCGATCACGCAGGTGTCCGGTCATCGTGATGTGGGTGCGACGGCCTGTCCGGGCGACTGGTTGTACGGCTGGGTGACCGCTGGGATGCTGCTGTCGAACCCGGAGCCGCTGCCGGTCCCGGCCCGACCGGAGCAGCCGACGCAGGTGTACCGGCCTCCGACTCCTGATGTGCGGGACGGCTGGCGCAGGCATCTTGCTTGGATGCGTTCAAGGCGTTGAACCTCTAGACTTGACAGGTCGGAGGTGGACCGTGGCCGCATGTCTGTGCCGCACCTGTGGCGAGCGGTTCGGTGGGGTGACCGGGTTCGACCGGCATCTGCGCCTGCTGGACCGGCCCCCGTGGACCGCCTGTATGCCTCCGGCGAATCAGGGGCTGAAACTGGTCGTTGGGGTGTGGCGGCAGGACGCGCCCCATCTCGCCTGATAGGCGACCCCCATACCGTCAGGAGGCAGCGTGGACGAGTTCCGCAGGGTCCAGTCCGAACTGAAACGGCCCAACGGCTACCGGGCGTGGTGGCAGACCATCGACCTGACCGATCAGCAGCGGGCTGACCTCGAAGCCGCCGGGGCTGACCCGTCCATCTCACATCGGGCGATTCACATCGTCCTGAAGTCGTGGGGGCATGAGGTGCCGGTCAGCAGCATCGGGCATTGGCGGCGCACCCACATGGGACTGCTGCTCCGATGACCCCCGACGAGTTTCTGAAGGTTCAGCGGCAGATAGGCGATGTCGTGCCGCGCCGCCGGTCCGCGCCCAAGGGGTGGGAGCCGGGGGTGGATACCTCCAAGGGTGTCCTGACGGTCGAGGGGGGCGAGACACCGCCTTCGGACTGGGCGACGGTCATCCGCGAACTTGGTCTGGACCCGGACAAGTGGACGGTGGACGAGTCGCAGCCGGTGCAGGTCCGCACATGGGATTCCGGGGAACGCCGCTGCTTCTACTACCGGGCGACCGTCGTGCCTATGGGGTCGCCGGTTCAGGCCGATCTGGACGCGCTGGTGTCCGCAGCCCGGAAGAGGGCGAAGTCTGCTGGAACGCCACCCCCAACAGCGGAGAGGGCGCTCGTCGTCTGCCTCGCGGACTGGCAGGCCGGGAAGTCGGACCACGGAGGGGTCGAGGCGCTGCTGGACCGGCTGTGGGCGCTGCGCGACGCGGTCCCGGCACGGGTCAAGGAACTCAAACGGCAGGGCCGACCCGTAGACCAACTCGTGATCGCCGGGATGGGCGACATGGTCGAGGGTTGCGACGGGCACTACGCCACCCAGACCTTCGGGGTCGCGCTGGACCGCCGCCAGCAGGTCCGGCTCGTCCGCAGGATGCTCACCGAACTGCTGACGGAGTGGGCGAAGTTGACCCCGCGTATGGTCGTCGGATGCGTCCCCGGCAACCACGGCGAGAACCGGCGGAACGGCAAGGCGTTCACGACCTTCGAGGACAACGACGACCTCGCGGTGTTCGAGCAGGTGCAGGAGATTCTGACCCGCGCCGAAGGCTACGAGCATGTGGCATGGGCCATCCCTGACGGGGACATGACGATCACGCTGGATGTGGCCGGGACGGTGGTGGCGTTCGCCCACGGGCATCAGATGAACGGGGCAGGGATTCCTCTGGCGAAGGCGCGCCGCTGGTGGCAGGGGAAGATGGCGGCGCAGCATCCGGTCGGGGTCGCAGCCGTGCTGGTGTACGGCCACTACCACCATCTTCAGATGTTGCAGGACGGTCCGCGTACCCTCATGGGATGCCCGTCGAACGACGGCGGGTCACGCTGGTTTGAGGAGTCGGGCGGGCCGACGACGGCGTGCGGCACGCTGACGTTCACCTGCGACGCGGACGGCTGGGACGACCTGAAGGTGCTGTGATGGAGTGCGCCTACTGCGGCGGTGAGGTCCGGTCGCAGGATGCGTTCTGCTCGACAGCCTGCCGGGAGGCGTGGTGGATGGACGGCGACGACAAGCAGATGCTGCCGTTCTCGCGGAGGCCGGAGTGGAACTGACCATCGGCCCGCACATCTGGCGCGTCGTGTCCGACCCGGAGTTCGATGTGACGATGGCTGCGTCGGGGCATCTGGGCGAGACGATCCCCGACCAGTTGGTCATCCGCGTCCGTTCCGATCTGCCGAAGACCGTGTGGCAGGAGACGCTGCTGCATGAGGTGCTGCACGCGGCATGGTCGCTGACCTCGCTGCCGGAGACGCTTGGGGATCGGGAGGAAGAGGTGGTGCGTGCGTTGTCGCCGCTGCTCGCGCAGACGGTGAGGGTGAACGGCTAGGGGCCGGTCTGGTGTTGACGCGACGGAAACCCGAAGTGGACCGTTGCGGACCCCGGTTCGATTCCGGGCGGCTCCACGACGCGGCCCGCGCCACCGGGAGGTTGGACGCGGGCCGCATGTCGCCGGTCGCGGTTCAGGCCGCACCCCTGCGTGCCTGACCACGGTGCCACCACCCGGACTCTCCGGGCCGCTGGTGGCGCGGTGACGGTAGGTCGCCGGGGGCCGGATTCGCAAATCGGCCCGAATGTGCCGAAATCCGCAGAACTAGGTGGGGTTTGGTGCTTGACAGTTCGGCGGCGCGTCCTGTATCCTCGTCTTACGCGAGGGCGACCGACCCCCGCAACGGAGAGGACAGGGACCATGACCGGAATCAGCGTCACCTCCTACAGCGACCGGAAGTGGGCGGAGATCGACGACTACCGGCGGCGCTACGACACGCCCGCTGCCATCACCGACTACGGCATCAGCACCGCCGACTGGACGGACGAGCAGCGGCGCGCCGCGACGATCACGCGGACGACAGCGACCCGGAAGCAGGTGTGCGACATGGCCGACCGGCTGGGCGCGCAGTTCGTCGCAGACCGCGAGGATGTCGAGGTCACCGCGCCGGACGGATACCTGTGGGCCTTCAACGGCGAGGAGATCGTGTACGAGTGCTTCGACGGTGACGCACCGACGGTCTGGGCCGACATGCTGACACGGGTGACGATGGGATTCATCCGCGCCTGACAGTCGAAACCCCTTCGGGGGTCCGGTGCGGACTGACCGCCCACCGCTGACGAGACAGGTCAAGAGAGAGAGGACAGG